TTCCCCCGCAACGGCCGGGACATGAAGGCGCAGTGGGAAAAGATCCTGGCCGAGGCAGGCATTCCGCTGGTCCTCAGAGACGCGGAGGGCCATGTCCTGAAGGACGAGGCTGGGCAGGAGATCGACAACAAGATTTACTTCCACGACTTTCGCAAGACGTGCAATTCGGCGCTCGACGAGGTGTCCCCGGGCATCGGCGAATCGGTGCTGGGGCATGCGTCCCAAGCGGGACCGCAGCGATCGCGCGTCAACAAGAAGCACTATCTGCTGATCGCCGCGCGGCGGATTCGCAAGGCCATCGACAAACTGCAGCAGCCGAAAGGTTTTGGTCGGCTCGAAGAGCAGCGGCGTTTGTTCTGAGCGGTAGGGTTCTCTCTCCCCGGCCCGGCGGCCGAGGATCGAGGGGCTGGAGGCGTGATCGCCATCCGTCGCCGCCTCTCCGGTCTTCGGCCGCCGGGCCGGGTTCCTTTTCGCGCATGCGAAAAAAAACAAATGTCGGTACCCGCGTCGTGTGCGAGTTTCGTCCGTCCGTTCCCCCGTCCCCTGAAAGGTGATTCGATGTCTCTCCGATCCCCGCCGGCCCGGCCGACGGCCGCGCAGCTGCAGCGATTGTGCGATGACTTCAACCGGAAGTTTCCCGTGGGCACGAAGGTCATGCTCCGCAAAGATTCGGGACCGTTCGCCACCGCTGTCCGCCGCCCAGCATATGTCGCGGAGGGTCACAGCGCCGTGGCCTTCTTCGAAAATGTGAGCGGATGCTACTCGATCGAGGACGACCGCGTGACCGGAGCGGGCGATACGTACGAAGAGCTGGTGAACCTCCAGCGCCTGGGGAAGGTCGCGGGCTTCTACAATCAATTGCGGGACCTGCGCGAGATGGTAGACCTGCAAGAGCAGGCCCATTCGGCATTTTACGATCGCCATTTCGTCGCCGCCGCCGCGGGGCTCCGCCGCATGGCCGAGCTGGCCCGCGACCTGGCCGCGGAGTGCGACGACGGCGCAAAGTCGATCGAGGTATGGACCAAACATCAACAACAACAGCAGCCTGAAGGCTGTACTCCAACAGGGGCCTGATCATGTTGCTCGCAGGAATGGAGGCCAGCGTGCCGGCTGAACCGATCACCGACGCGGCGGTCGCCGACGAGATCTTCGCCGCCCGGGTCACCGTCGAGGCCTGCGCCTCGGCCTCGGCCGACTTCCCCGCGCTGTGGGCCAAGCGGCCGGCGCCGGGCGGCACGCTGGAATCGGACCGCAATAACTTTGTGCTCGGCGCGGCATACGGCCTGGCCTGGGCCATGAATCATCTGCGGCTCGACGGCGACGGGAACGTCGAGCTGGCGAACGACGCGGCGTCCGGGACTGACTTCGAGAAAGGATGTGGAGCATGAACGGCAATCATTCGGAACGGCAGCCTGAAGGCTGTACTCCAACTGGCCGGAGTCTAACCCGCAAGGCGGATTCGGTGAGTTTGTGCGCGGCCTGCGGCGTGGGGATCCTGGTGTGTGCGCTGTTGGCCAGTTGCCTGCGGTCGCGGCCCGACGAGCGGGAACAGCGGCTGGAGCAGTTGGAGAGTCGGCAGCGCTCGAACGAGGCCACGATTCAGTCGCTGCGGTCATTGATCGAGGCCTGGACGCCGCGGATCGATCGGCTGCCGCCGCCGCAACCGGAGGCGGAACTCGAGGAAGGAAAGGACGAAGCATGACGCATCGTTGTCCGGTGACCGGCTGTGGCGTGCGCGTGCGGCGCAATCATCTGATGTGCTGGACGCACTGGTTCCAGGTCCCCAATCCCCTGCGGCTCCTGGTGTCGCACACCTGGAATCACGGCCTGGGCGTTCGCACCGAGCAGCACGCCGACGCGCGATCGCGGGCGATTGATTTCGTCAACCAGCGCCGCGAGCGGCGACTGGAAACCAGGGCCGTCGGCGTGCGCGTCGCGCGGCGGGAGGCCCGCAAATTGAAGTAGCCGATACGTGTCGGAATTTTCCATCTTTTCCGCGAAGGCGGAAAAAAACAAATGTCGGCACACGCGTTGTTGGCGGATCGTTTTTTTTGAAATCATTCTCACGGAAGGAGATCACATGTCAGTTCACGGATCGCGATTGAAGATCACGCGGCGGACCGGCGAGCGGGTGCTCGTCGACGGCCGCATCTGGATCACTGTCCTGCGCGGCGGCAACAGCGTCGAGCTGCTGTTCGAAGCGCCGGACGACGTCCATATCCTCCGCGAGGAGCTGGCCCTTGATGGCCAGATCGGGCTGCAGAAGCGGCTCGAACAAGACCAGCCCGTCGCACGGAAGGCGAGCTGAGCGGATCGGGGGACCAAGGATCTGGAATCCATGATGGACGCGGACACGGGAACAGGCACGGGCACGCGGCCGAAAGAGCAACTCGAATTACCTCTGTCGCGCGAACAGAAATTATCGTCACTCGCCACGTTCAAGGCGCGTCGCTCGGTTCTCATCTCACCGACGACGCTCGGCAATCTGGCGAACCTGCTCGAACAGATCGAGCTCAGTGTGGGAGAGATCGACTCGGACGGCTTCAAACACATCAGCCGCGAATTGCTCGGTGGACGGCTGAAAGTTGGCATTTCGTCGGTCAAACGCTGGACGAGTGCCGCGGAAGAGTTAGAAATACTGAGGGTCAAGCGTTGCCGCTCTGCGGATGGGATGAGACCGGAGAATTGGTGGCGCGTGGAGTGGGGAAGCGTGGCTCGACGCGGACAGATGCAAATCACCGCGTGGGACACGGCGGACGGCGGGACGCCCTCGTATGCGTCTCCCAGCCGCGAGGAACAGGACGTACAGACGCACGACCCGGAAGCGCACACGAACGCTGCCGGCGACGTCAACGAACCAGCCTCGGAATCCACTCGCGAGCGGCCTGATGCCGAGCATCGACCGCCCGCTAAAATTGGACCGCTCGACGGTCCAATTGGACCGCTCGACGGTCCAATTGGACCGCTCGACGGGCCCATTTTTTCCTCCCCAAACCCAAAGAAAGTCTTACAAAAAGACCCCAAACTTTCCGGACCCAATCTTTGCGGTCCCCAAATTCCAAAGGGGGGCGCGGGGGGAAACGGATCGGCCGCTCGAGCGGGTCATTTTGTGTTGTCCGTCGCGGTCCTGGCGAACGCCGATCGGCTGGACGAGTGGTTTGACTGGGCCGTCGCTGCGGGGGTCGCCGTGATCCACCAGAAGCTCCAGGTGTTTGCCACGGCGCGGTCCGTCTTTCGCCGGCGCACGGGACTGGAGAATCCGCCGGGGGCCTTCTATTCGATCGTCCGCAAAAAGTTGTGGGGCAAGATCGACCCCCGCACAAAGCGGCCGAAAGAAATTTACAGCCAGGCCGACGAGGACTGGGCGCGCCTCGAGCTGCGCCGCATCGCCGGGGAACTCGTGGAATGATGACCGACCGCGAAATCCTGGACCTGAAAATCCAGACGTTGCTGGACGGCCTGACCGACGACGTGCTCGTGCAGCACGCCGATCTGGCGGGCGCTCTCATCTATCGACCGACCGGCAAGCCGCTGACGGCGCTGCAACTGCGCCGCCGGCCGCCCCCCGAGCTGGTCGAGCACCTGCGCCGCCGTTTCGCCGGGCAGCTCGAATCGTTGTCGGTCGCGATCGTGGCCGGCAAAACAATTGTCCGTCAGCGGATCAATCCCGAAGACCTGCAACGGCGGCGCGCGCCGACGCTGAATTTTCCCGACCCCTGAACCCAAAAATGGAGAGACACATGCCGCCGGCTGACTCGAAATCAACATCGACCTCACAACGGAAGGGACGGAAGGCGTCCCAGCGGCCCGAGGCGCCGGCCAATGGCGTCGTGCATTGGCGGTGCAAGACGTGCGGCCACGACTGGCGGGGGCATTCGCAGATCAAAGTTTGCGGCAAACCGGGCTGCGGGAGCCGGGACCTGGAGATCCTCGAAGTGATGACCGCGACGGAGTCCGGGCGTCGGCATCTCAGCGGCAATAAGTCCTCCTCGGCCATGCCGCCGCCCGGGAAAGTCGACGTGATCCTGGGCCATGCGACCGACGCCGATTGTCCGGTGAACTGGGGCTGCGACAACGGCCACACCTGGTGGACCAACGGTGTCACGACGCAATGCCCGTTGCCTTCCTGTGCGAGCCAGAAGGTGGCCCTCCTGCCCGGCTGCGAGATCTCGGAGCCAAGATGGAAGAAACTGGGCGAAAAGAAACGGTCGCAGCCGGCCAGCGCTCCGATCGCCAGCGAAACGGTGTCACCCGACGAGACGTCGACGTCGACGCCGGCGGGGATCGCCCGCAATGACTCGGGCGCATCGCGGTTCCCGTCGGCGGAGCGCCACGCCAGGCCGTCGGAAGGCGGGACTCCGGCGGAGTCGATCCAGGAGATCGCGATCGGCCTGATCGATCGGCATCCCGACAACCCACGAAAAAACTTCGGCCAGGCTGGCCTCGATGAGCTGGCGGAAGACATCAAGCGGCGCGGGATTGACCAGCCCGTCAACGTGCAGCGCGCGGCCGGAGGCCGGTATCTGATTCTCGCCGGCGAGCGGCGGTACCTGGCGGCCAAGGTCGCCCGGCTCAAGACGCTGCTGTGCCGCGTCCGCGACGTGACGGACGAGGAAGCCTACGAGATCATGATCCAGGAGAACCTGAAACGGGTCGACCTGGACGACCTCGAGAAGGCGCGGGCCTACCAGCTGGGGATCGAGAAGTGCGGCCTGACGCAGGAGGCGTTCGCCAAACGCTTCGGCCGCTCGCAAGAGCACGTCTCCAACACGATCCGGCTCCTGGCGCTCCCGCCGGCCTGGCAGGAGCATCTGATTCAGCGCCGAATCACGGCCACGCACGCCCGCGAATTGCTGCCCTACCTCGACGTGCCGGCCGTGCTGGAGCGGATGAACGACTGGGACCCGGCCGCCCTGGCCGAGATGCCGGCGGCCGAATTCAAGGAGAACGTGGACGAGGCGGTCGCGCAGGCCAGCCAGCCGATGACGTTCCAGGAATATGACGGCGGCGGAGGCTGCAAATTCAAACCCACCAAGCCACAGGAAGCGGAGCTGGACATCCGCACGGTGCGGCGAACATTCGGGCCCGGAAAAGAGCGCCGGGCCTTCAACGTGGCGCTGTGGAAAGAGCTGAACGCGGCCGCCAAAAAGCGCCGCAAGGAAAAACAGCCCAAAACCCAACAGCGAACGATGCGCGAGAAATTCGCTTCGCAGCACGATCAATCGCAAATCGAGCAGGCCGAGCGGGACTTCGGCCATCACATGCTCCTGGAACGCTGTAATTATCTGGGTGGACAGATTTCCGAGGCGCTGATCTTAGTGACTGACGGCGAGATCTATCAGCGGGCCGTGCTGACGCTGCTCGCGTCGGACCAGATCTCGGCCCTCGCCAAAGAGCTGGCGATCGAGCTGTCGGGGAAAAAGAATTTCCCCCGCGGGCTCGATGGATCCCAAGCGTTGGGAGCGGTCATCGGATTGCGCCAGGAAGCGCTGCAACCAGTGCTCTGCCGGGCGCTGATGCACGCCCTGGCAAAACCTCGCGAATTCCGACCGAGCTTCGGTCTCCCGCTGCTCGAATGGATGGCTCAGCGGCTGAAGATCAAGCCGCTTGAGGGCTGGACCCCCACGGCCGAATTCGTCGAGAAATTCCTGGCGTCGCGACTGGCGGGACTTCTGGCGCAGTTCCCCGCGGAGGCCGTCGAGGCCTGCGGCGAGAAGCCCACGGCCCAGAGCCTGCTGAAGAATTGGCCCACGGGGCTCGTCCCGGCCGAGCTCGAACGGGTGACAGCCAAGGGCGTCGTTTCGAAAGGACCAGGCAAGAAGAAAGCGAAGGCCAAGCGATGACTGCGCGCCCCTCGATCGACCTGCGAGAAGACGAGAACCAACTCCTGTTGATCGGCTTGGCCATGGCCGAGTCGATCCGCTGCGACGACGGGGCGGCTTGCGGCGCCCTGCTCGAGAAGCTCGCCGGCGAAGGGGCGAAGGAGTTCCGGGCCTTCGTCCGCGAGGACTTGCTCGCGCACGCCGAGCGCGTCATCGACGCGGCGATCGCCCTGGCGGTCGTCAACTGGATCGACGCGCCGCCCTACGTCGAGCCGATCTTCGATCTGCTGAAGTTCAGCGTGCGTTGCGACCTGGCCGATTTCGAGGACCGCAGCGATCAGTATTACAAGCGGCGCGCCGTCGAGCGCGCCGGCGACCAGCGGGAGCTGGCGTTTGACGGCGGCGCCGAACAGGCAAAGTTCGAAGAAGAGCGGCTCGAATGGGAAGGAGCGGCCGTTGAATGACCGAACAGGAAAAAATCCTCGACAAAGTCCGCAAACTGCTGGCACTCAGCAGCAGTACGCCTTATCCGGCCGAGGCCGAGACGGCGATGGCCCTGGCGCAGAAGTTGCTACTCGACCATGATCTGTCGATGGCCGAGGCCGGCGACGCGGCCGATCAGGAATTCGAAGAGCACGTGATCGCGACGGGCGGTCCGGACGATAAGCTCTCGGCGGAGACGAGCTTCGTTTGGGCTATCGTCGAAGAGTTCTTCTTCTGTTCGCCGCTGCGCGTCGTGAGTTACGACCACGCGAAGTTCGTGCTGATTGGGCGGCGCGAGCATCTGCCCATGGGGCGACACGTGGGCATTTATCTCTCGCGCACGTTCCGGGCCTGCTGGACGACGTATCGGCGCGAGCGGCGCGCGAAGCGAAGCGATGAACGGACATATTATGCCGGCGTGGCGCTGGGCATTTCGGCGCGGCTGATCGAAGAGCGCGAAATGATGACACGCCATAACGCGTCGCTCGGCGCGCTGGTGCGATCGCACGACGCGGCGCTCGCGGCCGAGGTCCGTCGGCTGCATCCCGGCGTCGTGACGCGCGAGCGCGAGTTGCGAGGTTCCGACACATCGTTCCTGGACGGGTTCGAGCGCGGCAAGAAGATCTCCATTCGCACGCCATTGGGGCCGCCCCGCGCCCAGCCGCGGCTCGGCCAGGAGGCGTCGTGATGCGCCGGCCCGCCAGTACGAAGCTGTGGATAGTCAAGGATGGCCGCTCGCTGTTGCCCTGGACCGCGGCCCGCGTGAGGCGCGAATCGATCGGCCGATTCATCGAGAACATGCCCGAAGAATGGCGCGACTGGCGCAAGCATCGACGGTCCGGATTTTCCTGCGTCCTGGTCACATGCATCGAGCTAGAAAATCGCCGGACGCCGCCCCGGCGGCGCGACGGCCGTACGCAACTGACTTTGCCCATGTCCCAGGAGGCGTCATGATTCATCTCGTCGAAATTCCGCTCCCGATCGCCTGCGAGAACGAAGGCCAGCCAGCGCTCAATCGCGCCCGGGAGACGGGCCTGCGCGTGTTCCAGGCCCGAATTGATGCCCAATGCTTCCTGCGTGTCACGGTGATACGCGCTCCCGTCTATGGCATCGTTGTGGCGTTGGGGACGCAGCCCCGGCCGCGGACGCCTCCCCATGACATTCCGGCCGACGACGGCCTGGTCGACGCGGGGCTGGCCGCTCTGCGGGCCCGGCTGCAGCTCCCCACGCTCCACGAGCTTCCGCAGCGTTTCATTCTGACCGCCGGCACGCGGTGCTTCACCGAGGCCGTGATGCCGGCGCGCAGTAGTTTTCGACCCGTCCTTTAAACGGCCGGACAATATGACCATCAATCAACGCAAACGACGTTTTGCGGCTAACTACTGACCCGTAGTGTTATCGACAATGCCTACTATGACAGCAGCAAAAGAGCGGCCGACTCTGTTCTCGGGGCCAATGGTTCGCGCGATTCTGGACGGCCGGAAGACGATGACGCGGCGGGTCGTTAAATGCGCCGTGCCGCCGTCGTGCAAAGGGTTCCCGCGAGAGGCCAACGGCGATTGGGGCATTTACCTCGACCGTCCCGCCGGAGGTCCGTACCAGCACCTTGGAAAGTGTCCGTATGGGCGAGTCGGAGGTCGGCTGTGGGTCCGCGAGGGATCACTCTTTCGCAGCGATTGTGGCAAATTCCTTTGTCGCCTTTCCGGCGGCGGTTGCGGCGAGGCGTGGACCGTAGACGGAAAGACTCACTGGATCAACGACACAAGCAATCCGGTCAGGCCAGCGCCGTATTGCGTTGGTGCCTATTCCTGCGAGAAGCTAGGGCAGAAAAAGGGATCGTTCACGCTCAATCTTCTACGCTGCAACACGCGGAAAAAGATAATCCCGCTTACCGGGAACACGATCATCGAATCGCAGGATGTTGTTTTCCGGCGGCGAGTTCCCGGCATTCACATGCCACGTTGGGCCAGCCGGATCACACTGGAGATCACTGGCGTTCGTGTGGAGCGGCTGCGGGAAATCACTCCGGCGGATGCCGTTCGCGAGGGATTTGAGCCGACGATGCGAAATGAAATTCCCGCCCAGGCGCGATTCCGTGAACTGTGGGACAGGGTGAACGGACACGGGGCTTACGAGGCAAATCCGTGGGTCTGGGTCGTGAGTTTCAATCGAGTTTCAAGCTGACATTTAGTCAGCCCGCCGGTCGAGATTCAGCGCCGAATAATGTGGCCCCGCGGCGCCCCAGGTCACGGCGCCGGGCTCTCGGCTGCCTCGGCGGCGCCGGGCTCCCGCGGCGACCGCTCGAGCCGGTCCAGCCGCGGCTGGATCCAGTCCAGGATCAATTGGGGCAGCGTGGTGCGTTTTCTCATGGCGGCGTCGTCCGCGCGCAGCCAGTCCGGCAGATCCAGCCGCAATGTCACGGCTTTCTTCATTTCTCACGCCCTCCAGTGGCGTTGACAAAATCCGCGCGCAGTGGTCTTAGTATTTTCTCGATCGATGCGCCGCCCGGCATGCCAGATGGATCTGAAGTGCCGGGTCATTTTATCCATTCTTCGCCCGGCGACCAATCCCGGTCACTGATTCCGGTCACCCATTCCAGTCACCACTCCCAAGGACGGGCATGTGAATCTGCCAGGCCGCAAGACCTACATGGCCGCCCTGGCCCTGATGTTCCTGGCCCTGGGCAGCGTGCTGCAGGGCCTCGATCAGGGGACCGAGATCGATTGGAACCGCGTCATCGCCGATTTTACGACCGGCGCGGCCATCCTGGGAGCGTCCAAAAATGGTCCGGCCCCCAAGAAGGCCGACGCATGATTACCGCAATTGTGAGCGGCGTCCTGGCGATCGCCGCAGTGTTCGTCCAAAACTGGTGGCAGAAAAAACAGGATGCACGCGACCTCGCCCGGCAACCCCTGGAAGATGTACGCCGCACGCAGGCCGCCGCCACGGCCGGCGACGAGGGCGCCGTGCAGGCGGCCTTCGCTGATTGGGACGCTGCTAGCCGCATGCCTGGTGCTGACGGGGTGCCGGGCCGTTAATCAGCATCCGCAGGTGATTGCCGTCGAAGGCGATCACGTACCTCACAAGATCTCGCGCGGCCAGGTGAGTGGATATGACGGATGGATCGTCCCGACGCCCCTGTTCAATCGCCTGACGCCCTGCTTCCGGGAGGTGCTGCAAACCACCCCGGCCGAGAGCTCGACCCCTCCCTTACCTGCGCCCCCTGCCGCCCCGGCACCCCTCTCGAGGAAGCCCGAATAATGGCCCGTCACTATTGGGAACGGCCCCGCGAATGCCCCTGGGTTGTGTCCTTCGATCGATTCGCGCTGGCCTGGATCGCGGCGATCATCTTCATACTGTGCGGCTGCCAATTCGGGCCGTCGCCGTCGCCGCATGTGCAGATTGACATCGGGAATCACTTGCAGGTCCCGGACTGCGGCCGCGTGATTGTCGCCGCGCCGCGCCAGGAAATAGTTGCGGTCCAAGCGCCCAGCGTCGCCATCGATGGGGCCGCGGGCGAGCCGCCGGCCATTCCCGACGAGCCGGCCCGCGAGCCCTTCTCGCTGGAGCCGCCGGAATTTGTTCCGGCCCTAGAACCTTCGCGAGCCGAGCCCACCATCGCCGTGGCGCCCGAGCAGCCCCCCGCGTTCGACTGGCCGCCGGCGCGGCCCATTGCCATGATACACTCCGGGCCTGGGCAGCCGCCCAGTGCGCCGGCAGCCACGCAGGAAGATCCCGTTGCGCCGGCGCAAGCGGCCAGGGAATGGGAGTCGCTGCCGTCGCTTCCCAATGCTTCGCCAGTCCAGTCGGAATCGATCGGCGAGGAATTGCCTGCCAACGCGGAGGGCGCAGCTGCGCCGGCCAAGCGCGGCTTCCCGTGGTTTACGATCCTGGCGCTCCTCGCCGCTGCCGGCGTCGGCGCCTACCATTACTTTTTCCCGAAAGGCTTCCATGTCGGTTCGAGCCTCGCGAGCAGTCCGGCCAAAGTCGCCCCCAGTCCCCCCCATGCCGCGGGCGCCGCTGCCAACCTCCATCCAGTCTGAGGAACAGGCGAATTCGGCACTGGCTGAACTCGCATCATTAAGCGGCTTGCGGGCCGATGCGCAGACGAAGCGCGACCGCGTCGTGGCGTTCGCCGACCGGCGGTGCCAAGAAAAGCTCTTCGTCGAAATCGGAGGCGAGCGCCAGCCGATCGCCGACCGGGCCAAATTTCTGGAGGCCGAGCTGAGCGCCTTCTGCTGGAACAACAAAGATGCCCTGTTCGCCGACCCGAAATCAAAGGAGCTGAACGCAGGGCGCCTCGGCTTCCGTCTTTCAAAGCCCACGGTCGAAGAGATCGAGAAGGCGAAGGACGATAAGAAATCCGGCTGGGATTTGGTGCGAGAGAAGATTCGAGACGTACTGCTCCGCGCGCTGGGACGCACCCGCTTGGGCGCTGGCAAAGCCGCCGGCTCATTGTTCTCGCTCTCGGTATCGCCCAACAAAACGTCGATGCTTTCTGCGTTGAAGTCGAAGACGATCACGCACCAGCAACTCGCAAAGCTCGGGTTCAAATTCAAACCGGAGACGGATGTTTTCTTCTTCGAACTCGAGCAGAAAGAAATCCAAAGCCATTCGTCGGCCGCGCCGGCCGCACCCGCTGCCTCGCGCGAGGCAGACGGCTGACCCCGATCGGCAGCCGCCGGGAGGGCCGCCGGACCGAAAGAAGGTCGCCCGGTGGCCGATGGGTCCTCCCCCCCAGGCAACGGCGCGCGTTCACGGCTTCGCGCGCTTTTTCGAGAAATAATGCGTTTTTTTCCCCACCCTACTACGATCACGAGAGCGGTCCGGGACCATGGCAAAGCGCGGCAAAGGCTTACCAGACCTGTCGTACATCCACGAATCGCTGCGGGCGATGGCCGTTCCGATCGGCGAACTCGTTGCGGATCCCGCCAATGCGCGGAAGCATTCGCAGGCGAACCTGCAGGCGATCCGCGGGAGCCTCGTGCAGTATGGACAGAGACGCGCGGCGGTCGTCCAGAAGAAGGGGATGATCGTGCGGGCGGGAAACGGGATGCTCCAGGCCGCGATCGCCCTGGGCTGGACGCACCTGGCCTGCCTCCAGGTCGACGACGACGACATTTCCGCCGTCGGCTTTGCAATCGCCGACAATCGCACGGCCGAGCTGGCCGAATGGGACGTCGAGGCGCTGCGCCAATTGATGCCGATGGTCGAGGTCGGCGATGAAATGCTGCAGCAGATGCACGCCGATCTTTGCGCAGAGTTCGAGATCGTCGAAGGTCTGTCCGAGGCCGAAGCCGCGGAGCAAGCCGCCGCGGAAGAATCGCAGCCGCCCGTCGCGAAACGATACCAGGTGCTGATTACCGTCGCCGACGAGGACGCGCAGCGGACGCTGCTCGCGAGAATGTCCGCGGAGGGTTACGAGTGCCGCGCCCTGACCGTGTGAGACGCCCTTGACCGCCGCTCCCGCCGCCGCCGCTCCCGCCGTTTCCCCTCCGGGGGGACAGGGGGGCGGTCCGCACACTCCGCCCAGCCGTTCCGAGATGCGGCTCCTGGAGCGCGCCCTGCGGAACAATTGGGAACTCCCCGAGACAGCCTACAAATCGGTGCCGCTGGCCATGCTGCAGCTCGTCATGGGACGAATCGAAGACGGGAAGAAGATCCTCGAAAAACCGCGGACGCGAATCGCCGCGGCCCGCGTCCTGGCGTTGCTCCATGCGCAAAACCAAACGGCCGACCACGCGGCGCAGCCGCCGCAAACGCACCTCCACGAGCACCGGCACAGCTTCGAAGACCGCCGCCAGGCTTACCTTGCGAGGTTGGCTCCAACAGGCGACGGAGGCTGACCTTGCCGACCTCGACTTGCTCCTGGCCGCCGGCCCTCCCGGCCCGAACGGCCCCGCGACAAAATGGACCGCCGGAACGCTCGGCGAAGTCGCCGCGTTCCTGGGCGTGCAATTGCAAACGGTCAAAGAATGGCGCACGGGGCCCGATCCGATGCCGGGAGCGGAAGGCGCCTATCCGCTGCCCGAAATCGTCCGCTGGCGGTTCGCCAAGCTGCAGTTCCTGGCCCGGCCTGCCGGCGGGAAAGCGGCGAAGGAAGAAATCCACCTCGAGATCGACAACGCCCGGCTGCTGCTCAAGCTGCGGAACGAATCGGGCGAGCTCGTGTCGCGCGACGCGGCCAAAACGGCCGTCCGGCAACTGTTTCATCGCCTCCGCGGCCAACTGCAGCCGCTGCCCGAGGTGCTCGCCTCGGCCGTCCCCGCGGCCAGCCGTGCCGACTTTTTGTTCGACGCGCGGAGCCGGATCCAGCTCTTGCTCACCTCGCTCGCCAACTGGCGATTCGACGCCGAAATTTCTCCCGATCAACCGGAGCCCTCTCATGGGATTCAATCCGCCGCCCCCGCCGGCGACGCTGCGAAGTGACCGGCCGACGTCGCCGCCGCCCCCTCCCGAGAAGTTCCTCCCGGGCCGATTCATCGCCTTGCCGCCCCATTTCAACATCATCCCGCTGCGTCCCGCCGCGATCCAATGCGCCCATTGCGGACGGCGGCTGCGTTCCCCGTATTCCGAAGGTACTGACATACTTGAAGCAGAACGGAAATTGACGGAATAAAAAATGCAACTCGTCACTTACTTCTTGCGCCGCTTGCGTTTGCTGTCAGCGATTAGCCGGTCGACTTCGGCTTTCGGCACTTGCACGATTTTCCGTAGTGCGTCCTTGAAATTCCTGATGCCTTTCGGCGCTGGCGTTTCCTTGGCCATGCTCGCAATCCTTTTACTTGAGACCCATGAATCCGCTGTCGCCGATTGCGCACAAGCGGCGGTAAGTCAGACGCTTTCCGAGAACGCCCCGCAACGCGAGCAGGAACCGCAGAGCATCATTGAGATCTCGGTGGTTATAGCGGAAGCCCTGCTCGGTCGTATAGCGGTGCAGATGGAACGGCTCGACATGTGTCCAAGTCCCCTTGAGGGCTCGATTGAGCAGCGACCAGAAATTCTCCAAGCCGTTCGTGTGCGCTGGGCCGCGAACATATTCGCCGGCTCCGTGGTCAACCGCGTGGTGGATGTACGCACCGACCATTCCGCCGCGTTCCAGAATGCCATGCACTGGCTGCTTCCCGACACTGCCGCGGCCTTTGATCTTCGCTTCGCGCCTGGCGCGGTGCATGTTCTTCGCGGCCCCGCCAACGAAAGTTTCATCGCTCTCAACCTCTCCGGCCAGCTTCGCAAACGAGCCGGATTCGAGAGCCTTCCGAATCCGGTGGCACATAAACCAGCCTGTCTTTTGAGTCACTCCGATCGCACGGTGCATCTCATGACTGCTGATTCCGTTTTTGCAGTTGACGACGAACCAAACTGCGACGAACCATTTCGACAACGGGAGCGGCGAATCCTCAAAGATAGTTCCCGTCTTGTACGAAAACTGTTTGCGACACGCGCCGGAATTGCATTGCAACTTCGGACGGCCTTTGACCGGCGAAACGCTCTCGCCGCCGCAGTGAGGACAAGTGATCTTGCCGGACTGCCACTTGACCTCGGCCATGAATTCGTTGCAACGGTCCAGATCGGCGAAATACTGGACGGCATAGATCAGTGTTTGCGGGACCTCATCGATCACTTTTTTCTGCCTTTCCTGGCGCAGCCGCAACTGATTACTTTGCCGCGCAATAATTTAGTGGAGCTTCTAACAACTGTTTCACCGCAGACACACTTACAATTCCAGGTTGCCTCCGTCCTTGCGTTGATTCCAGCAAAGGAAATAACACTAAGGCTGCCAAAGAGTCTTCCCTTTTTTAGATTGACACGCCTTTTCGATCTTCGGTACGGCGTGATTCCAAGAAAGGCAGCTCGCTGCCGAACAGCCGATTTCGATCTCCGAAGAGTCGCCGCAATTTCACTGACAGTACCCCGGCGATATTTCTCCACGAGAAGCGAATCGTCAGCCGCAGACCACTCACGAGCAATTATGGAATTCGCTGACACTGGTTCAGCCTCGCAAAAAGTCCCGCACCGATCGCCTTGCGGCATCAACGGATCGACTTGGCGAGTCGGATCGGTGCGGGGAGTGTGCCGGTTATTGGGCCTGGAAGATCAACGCGGTGGGAGCGAATTTCGGGCCGCCGGTGAATCCAGGGAGCGATTCGACGAAAGTCGTAAAGTTCTGGATCGCCTCGGCGTCCAGAAGCTCAACTTCCTTGTCGGCAGCTATCTTTTTGCACGCCTCAAAGGTCTCTGGGTCGCTCTCTCGGAGCTTCGGGTACTCTTGTGCGAACGCAGCCCAGAACTCTTCTGCGTTATTTTCGTAGTCGATTTTCACAGTCACGGAAGTAATCACGAGTCACTCTCCTTTGCCAAAGGAACTCCCGGTTTCGCCGGGCCGTTGCAGGTATTTCCTGCGTGTCATGATCTTATTATACCAATCGGACATTCTGCGTCAAGTACATAAACCGGAATTCCGAGAATTTTCCAAAAGTTCTGCGTTAAGTATATCAGTGCCATTCCGAAACATGCCCCGGCTGCGGTTCGACCCAGGTCGAAGCTCCGAAAGCCGCGCCCCGCCTTTGATGCTCGACACCTGCCAGCTCCCCGACCTGAACGACACCCGCGATTTCGCGGAGTGCTGGCAGGCGTTCCAGCCGCCGCCGGCGGTCCGCATGCTGTCGTGGGCCGAGGCCAACGTGGTGACCGACCTGGGACGGCCGTACGACCGGGCGACATATCCCCACATCAGCGCCCCGGGCGGCCCGATGGACGCCTTCGACGATCACCTCGTCCGCATGATTGTCCTGCAATGGGGCGTCCGCCTGGGGAAGACCTTTTTCGGCCAATGCTGCTGCTGCAAAACGGCGGCCACAAATCCCGCCCCGATGATGTTCGCCTCGCCGCGCGAGAAGCTGGGGCGCGAACAGGTGCAGCGGCTGTACGAGATGGTACGCAAAAGCCCGACCCTCCGCACGCTGCTGGCGCGCCACCTCCGCTTGCAAAAGCAAGACCTGGTCGAATTCACCGGCTGCAAGATGTTCGTGGGCTGGGCCAAATCGGCCTCGACCCTGGCCGACAAAAAGGCCGTCGTGGGGCACGGCACAGAAATCGACAAATGGGAGCATTCGTCGACGTCGACCGAGGGCGATCCGTTCGATCTGTTTCTGGACCGCTTCAACGACGATTACATGTTCCGCAAGGTGATCGCCGAAGGCACGCCCACGGTGAAAGGCAAATCGCGCATCGAACGCCTGCGCCTCCTGGGCTGGAACGCCAGCTACTATTGCCCCTGCCCGCACTGCCGGCGGTATCAGGTGATCGAATTCGGCGGCGGCGAAGTCCAATATGGCATCAAATGGGACGAAGCGCCCGACGGCCGCCGCAATCCCGAGCTGGCGCGGCGGACGGCGCGCTATGTCTGCCGGCATTGCGGGGCCGGCATTGCCAGCGAGCACCGGCTGTGGATGATGCGCCGCGGCGCGTGGGCCCCCGAGGGTTGCGGCGTGAATGACGAGGTCGCCCTGGCGATCACCGAAGGCCGCCGGGAATATTCCTGGCGCGGCTGGAAACATGCCGAATGGGTCACCGGTGCGGCGGTCCGCGACGGGGAGACGGCCAGCTACCAGCTCAGCACGCTGTGCGCGCTGCAGATCCCCGAATGGGGCGATTTCGCCAAGAAGTTTCTGGAGGCTCTGTCGAAGAAGCAGGCGCTCCGATCGATGGTCAATCAATGGTTCGCCCAGACGTGGGAAGACGCGGCCCGCAAGCAGACCTGGGAGCAGCTGGGCCAGCGGCTGATTGTCGACGCCGCGCCGGAAATCGTCCCGGCCGGCTTCTCGCTGATCACGTGCGGCGTGGACAAACAGGAAGACCATTATGTGTTCGCCGTCGAAGCCTGGAACGCCACGCTCAATTCGCACACGGTCGCGTACGGCACCGCCGGCAGTCTGCAGGAGCTGGACGAGCTGATCTTCAGCCGGCGTTTCGCCTGCGCCGACGGCGGGACGCTGCGGCTGTCGCTGTCGCTGCTCGACACGGGCTATCGCCCGGCCGCCGTCTATCGCTTCTGCCGCAAGCGGAAGCGTCTCTTGGGCTGCAAGGGATCCTCGTCGCCGCTGGACGCCTACGCCACGCGCAAACGCCTGGGCCCGAACACGACGTCGCCCGGCCAGCGGATCGCGCTGGTTGACACGCAGTCAACCCAAGACTGGATCGATCAGCAGCTCTATACCCTCAAACCCGGCGACGACGGCGCGGCCACGCTGTTCGCCGGTTCGCTGGGCGAACATCAGGATTTCCTCGAGCAACTGCTCAATGACGCCCCGGTGACCGACGTCGACACGTCCAACAATCCCCGCGAACGCTGGAAACGGGTCGACGAACACAGCCCCAATGATTACCGCGATTGCCGCCGTTACGCGTTCGCGGCCCTGATGCTGGCCACGCGCGGCTCCAAGCCGCGGACGCGCCGCGCTCCCCGTCGCGCTCCCGGCTCGGGCGCCCCGGCTCTCCCTGGGCCGTCCGGCGCCTCGCCACAGCGTTTCCCCCGCGTCCGTCTCAACCCCTCTCGCTAAGGAATCCCCGCATGTCCACCAAGACCGAGAAGCCCGCGACCGAAAAGCCCGTGACCGGCGATGCTAAAAATGATACCGCTCCGGCGCCCGAAGATACCGCCCGAGCGGAGCGCCGGGCCGCGTTCAAAGCGCTCAAGTTCCAGGGAGCGACCTGCCCGAAGCACCCCAAACACGAGGCCAAGGTGTATCGGACCGACGGCAAAACCCGATACTGCAAATGCGATGATTGCGGCGAAACCTGGAAACGTCGGGGCTCATTCGCCGACCCGCTCAAGCAGGTGTGCGAGGACCTGGTGAAAATCCTGGATGACAGCGAAGACGTGTCGGTCGAACCGGGCCAGCCCCGCGTGATTCTGTTCGATGCCAAAGAGGCGCGGGCCCTCGCCGACCAGCTCCGCGGGCTGCTCTTGCTCTGAAGCCGCGCCGCGCGCCATTGATTTTCGAATTCCGCCCGTCCCGGTCCGGAATTCCCCGGCGCGCGCCCTGGTAAACGGCTCTTGCCGCCGCGGCGGCGCAGTGCCATAGGCCCCCGCATGTCGATCGACGTGCAGACCCTCCTCGACCAGACCGAAGCCGCGATCAGCGGCCTGCTCCTGGCCCTGGCCGACTGCAACGTGCAGGAATATGCGCTGCCCGACGGCCGCAAGATCCAGCGCGTGGAGTTCGCCACGTCGCTGAAGGCTCTGCAAGACGCGCGCTCCGTTTTCAAGCGTGAAATCTCCTTCCAATCCGGCTCCCGCGTTCGCGTCGGCAAGCTCGGCCGCCGCACCCGTTGAAAGTTGTTACCAGCGCCCCGCGGCGCGTGCGCTAAGCATTTCCCCTGATGACCCGCACAATCGCCAAACCCGACATTGAGCCCCGGCTCCGCAGCTTCCTGCAGGACGCCGAGCGTGGTTTCGCGCCGGCGCCCAAGATCCGCGGCAAACGCTCGCATTCCGAAAAGTTCTTCGCCGGCGACGACTGGCAGAATTCGATCGGCCAGGGCACGAACGGCGGCCGCGGCGGCTTCGAAGGGGGCAAGTTCGACCGGGCCACCGAAGACTGGAACCCGGGCGGGATCGGCCCCAACCGGCTGCAGCAGGATTCGCGCGTGATGCGCGAGCGAGCCCGCGACCTGGTCATCAACAATCCTTATGCCGCCGCCGCCGTCGACGCCTACATCTGCAACGTCATCGAATGCGGGATTTCCCCCAAAGCCCAATTCGACGACGAGGAGCGGCGGGCGCTGTGGGACCGCCAGTGGCGCGTGTGGGGCGGCCTGACGGCTTTTGCGCCGTCCCAGGCCGACATCACGGGCCATGATTCGATTTACGGCCTGCAGGCCCTGTGGCTCAAGGAAATCATCGAGGCGGGCGGCTGTTTGCTGCATTTCGTCGAGCTGCCCCGCGACCGGGCCAACGGCCGTTCGCTGCCCCTGGCGATCGAGCTGATCCCCGAAGAGCGGTTCGCCTCGAACCGCGACAATTTCCTGGCCATGGGGAAGGGCAACCCCAAGACGAACAATCCGATCATCAACGGCATCGAGTTCGATCCGGCCACGGGACGCCCCACGGCCTATTGGATTTTGCCGCACATCCCCAACGACTCGGCCGCCGGCCAGGTCGAGCCCCTGCGCCTGCCGGCCGACCAATGCGTCTACGGCTTTTTCCGCCGTCGCGTGGGGCAGAACCGGGGCTATTCGCTGCTGCACGCCGTGATCACCTGGCTGTGGCAGCTCGGCTATTACACCTCGAATGAGATGTTCGCCAGCAACCAGAAATCGAGCTGGGCCTACATGCTGCTGACGGACAGCGACGATCAGAATTACGAGATCACCGAGGACGGCGACGAATCCAGCGCCACCGACGCCTATGGCAACCGGCTCGACAAGCTGACGCCCGGCATGATCTGGCGCGGCCGTCCCGGCGACAATATTGCCCCCGTCGGCCCGAACGTCCCGCAGTCCGATTCGCTCCCCTGGATCCAGCTCATCGAACGCTCGATCGCTTCCGGGATCCACATCTCGGAAAGCGAGCTGACTCGCGATTATTCACGATCGAACTTTTCGAACACCCGCGCCGCCGGCAACGCCGACCGCAAACGCTTCCGCAAGATGCAGCAGTTCTGCGTCACGAAGTTCTGCAACCCGGTCTGGTATCGGTTCGTGCAGATCTGCACGCGGATCGGGATCGACGGCTTCCCGTCGCAATCGCAATTTATGGCCGCGCCCGAGGACTGGCTGGAAGTTCGCCACCGCGCGCCGGGCTGGGCCAGCGTCAACCCGCTGGATGACCGCCGTGCCGACCAGATCAGCCTGGCGATCGGCGCCCAGACGCTCGAAGACATCGTGGGCGAGGAAGGGGGCGATTGGGAGGCCAAGCTCGAGCAGCAGGCCAAGGAAATGGCGAAGCGCCAAGCGTTCGGGCTGCCGCTGCTGATCGACTCGGCCGATGCGACCGCCGAACCCGTGGCCGCGACTCCCGACGAACCCCCCGCCGCCGCACCGACGCGCACCACGCGGACGGCTCCCGCGGCCCCGCGAGCTCCGGTTCCGCCCCCGCAGAAAAAGCCGGTCAAAGCGGGGGGTGCACGATGAAAAAGAAATACCGCAACCTGGTGGCCCTGGTGTTCGAATCGGTGTGGGCCATCACGCCGGCCCGCTTCGAACAAATGCAGGCCGTGCTCGATCTGCGGCTCGAGGGAATCTCCCTGACCCGCGACGAAATCGACAGCCGCGTCGCCGCCGGCCGGGCGGGATCGTTTGCCATGCCGGCCGCCGCGCCGGCCGAGTCGCGCGTGGCCCTGCTCAATCTGTCGGGGCTGATCTCGCATCGCATCAATGCGATGAACGACATTTCCGGGGGGACTTCGACCGAGCTGTTCGGGAAAGCCTTCGACCGGGCGATGGCCGACGATTCGGTTTCGGCCATTGTGCTGAATGTCGACTCCGGCGGCGGCGCCGTGGCCGGCGTCCCCGAGCTGGCCGACAAGATTTTCTCGGCCCGCGGCCAAAAGCCGATCGTGGCCGTCGCGAATGCGGAAATGGGGTCCGCCGCTTACTGGATTTCCGCCGCGGCCGACAAGGTCATCGCCACCCCGTCCGCCCAGGTGGGCTCGATCGGCGTGCTGACGATCCACACCGACAACAGCGCTGCCGACGGCAAACGGGGCGTCAAGCGCACGATCATCAAAAGCAGCACTTTCAAGGCCGAAGGCAATCCTCACGAGCCTCTGAGCGACGCCGCTCAAACGGCGATCCGCTCCAAGATCGATACGATCCACGCGAACTTCGTGGGCTCGGTCGCCAAATACCGCGGCGTCTCGGCCGCCCGCGTGGAATCCGATTTCGGCCAGGGGCGGATGCTCCTGGCCGCCGATGCCCAGCGCGTGGGGCTCATCGACCGCATCGCCACGCTCGACACGGTGTTGGGCGAATTCGGCGCGGGGCCGTCCCCGTCCGCACCGCACGCCGCCAGCGTTCCCGTTCCCGTCGCCGCTGCACCATCAGCCAGCGACGTCGCTTCCACCTCCACACTTCTCGCCATTGAAACGGAGTCAGGGATGAACCCGCAGATCCTCACGGCCATGATCCTCGCCCGCCTGTGCGGAGCCGACGTTACCGCCGCCAATGCCCAACTGATTCTGGCCGGTTATTTTGCCGGCAAGAATCTGGCTGTGCCGACCGATCCGGCCGCCGTCGTCGCCGCTTTGACGCCGGCGCCCGCTCCGATTCCGACGGCCCCCACGCCGGCCGCGGCCCCGACCGCGGCCGCCGTTGCCCCCCTCGGCGCCGCGCCGGCCGCCGCTGCCGGCATGGGAGCCGTCGATCTGTGCGCGGCGATCGCCCTGGCCCCGCTGTCGGCCGAGGCCAAGCTGGCCCTCCAGGGCGAGCTCTTGCCCCAGGCCGCCGCGATCAGCACGGCGACCGTCCTGGCCCGGATCAACCAGGCCTCGGCGGCTGCGAACCCTCCCGCAGGTCCCACCGTGGCCGTCACGCTCGAAGCTCGCGACAAGTTCCGCGTGGCGGCCCGCGACGCGCTGTTGTGCCGCACCTGGCAGCAGAACCTGCCCGAGCGGATCTTCGACCGCAATACGAATTCGGTGGTGGCCTGGAAGCCCAGCGTCCGCCGCGAGCACGGCATCTCGAACATGCTGCGGTTGGCCGAAGAATGTCTGACGCTGGCCGGCATCCCCTCGCACGTGGCCCGCAACCTGTCCAAGGCCGAATTGGCCCTGGCCATCCTGGGAAAACCGCTGGGCGAGATGGGCATCTCGGCCGGCGATCCGGCTTACAACGTGTCGGGGATGTTTTCGAACATTCTGCTCGACGCGCAGAACGCCACGCTCCGCCGGTCCTACATGGAAGTCAACACGACTTTCCAGGTGTGGATGAAGCAGGCCGAGTCGATTCAGGACTTCAAGGCCGTGCATCGCGTGATCGGCGGCGAGCTGCCCGATCCGCGCGTGATTCCCGAGGACGGCGAATTCGAGGAAACGACCCTCAGCGACGGCGCCGAGCAGTACAAGCTCGTCGTGTGGGGCGAACGCTTTTCGATCTCGTGGCAGTCGATCGTCAACGACCGCTTCTCGGCCTTCTCCGAGATCCCGGTCAAACAGGGTCGCGCCATGCGCCGCAAGCAGAACAAGCTGGCGTACGGCGTCATCAACGACAATGCCGCGCTGGGCAACGACTCGATCGCCGTGTTCGACGCCAACACTCATAAGAATCTGACGACGGGCGTGCTGCCGCCGACCGTCGCCAATTTCAACACGATGTATACGCAGCTGGCGCAGCAGACGGGCGTATCATCGCAAACGATCCTGGGCCTCGAGCCCAAATTCGTGCTCGCGCCCCCGGCCCTGCGGGGCACCGTCCTGCAGCTCCTGGGATCGAGCGCCGACCCGGCCAGCACGAACTCGGGCGTCAAGAACATCTGGGAAAACGAGCTGCAACCGGTGTTCGACGCGCAGTTGGGCGCCTCGGCCACGAACGGCTCCGACGTGGCCTACTACTTCGCCGTCGACCCCAACGATTGCGACACGGTCGAATACGCCTACCTGCAAGGACTGGAAAGCCCGATGCTCGATCAGCAGGTGAGTTTCGACCGCCTGGCGATCGCCTACCGCATCTACCAGGCCTTTGCCGTCAAGGCCCTCGATTACCGCGGGCTGACCAAACAGCAGGGGTCGTGATTCCACGCGACGGATCGTCGCATTCAGCGCTGAATAAACAGAACAGCGAATACCACATCAGAGAGGAGCGAAGAGAGAACAGAGAACCGGGACGGACCGCGGGGCCGCCCGAATCGCTCTGCACTCTTCGCTCTTCTCCCCTCTTGCCTTGGGAGAACCGAGATGGCCAACCGCAATTTCTATGAGCACGTCTGGGACTTCCAGGGGCAGAACATTTTCACGACCTCGGCCGGGGACAACGCGCCCTTCAAGATCGCCGACACGTCGGCGGCCGGCACGCCGACCTACGCCCTGGAAACGCCTTCTTCGGCCGGCAGCGTGGGCGGCCTGGCGGTCACGTTCGACAACACGAACGAGATCCAGAACGTGTGCGTGTATCAGGCCGACATTCTGCAGTACCTGATCGGCGGCATCATCGAGGTTGAATTCCGTGTGAAAATGGCGCAGGCCACGCTCAATGCGGCCTCGATGTTCGCCTTCGGGCTGGCCTCGGCCCGCAACGACGCCATCGCCTCGCTGACGAATTCCTGCCTGTTCCGCCTGGTGGGCGCTTCCAACCTGGTGAAGATCGACACGCGGGACGGCACGATCACCAACAACGGCGTGGCCAGCACGCAGACGCTGGGGACGGTGTACAAGGATTTCCTGATCTCGTTCGCGGCCGGCAAAAGCGACATTCGCTTCTTCGTCGACGGCGTCCCGGTGATCATTCCCAGCGTGACCGCCTTCAGCATGGCCAATACGTCCCTGGCGCTGCAGATCTTCCTGCAAATCCAGAAGACGGCCGCCACGGCCACGGACGGTTACGTCGTCGACCGGATCCGCATCGCCGGCCGGCGGAGTTGAGTTCTGGGGTTCGCTGTGTTGATGTTTGGCCTTTCTGTCCCGCATTTTTCGAAAGACGCCGCCATGCTTGACGAAGATCTGAAATACGCCGCGGCCGTGCTGCAAAAGCAGTGCGGCCTGACGCCCGAACAGGCGGCCGACCAGGCCACCAATTGGGCCGCCGATAAATTGGCCCTCCTCGTCCAGCACGGCCGCAACGCGGCCATCCTCGAAGTGCACAAGCTGTGCGTCGAGCACGGCCTGACGCCGCTGAATTCGCTCGTGCCGCTGCCGACCGGCGCCGGCTGGACTGAAGCTCCGCCGCCAGCCGCTCCCGCGTCCCCCGCCGCTTCCGCCGCTCCGGTCGCTCCGGTCGCCCCGGTCGCCCCGGCGGCGCCCGAGCCGGTCGTTCCCGTCGCCAAGTCGGCGCCCAGAAAGAAGGCCGACCCCGTGGCGGCTGCGCCTGTCGCCGCTCCCGTCGCTCCGGGCGCTTCCGCGCCGGCCGCGGCTCCCGCGGCAGACCCGGTCGCGGCAGTCACGCCGCCGGCAGCGCCCGTAGCGCCGGCCGCCCCGGTTGCCTCGCCGGCAGCCGCGCCCCCGGCCTGATCGGAAATACCCGTGCCGTTCCAAAATCAGCTTGCCAACGATCTAGCGAAAGCCTTCCTGAATTCGGACGAATTCGCCGAGATCGTGACTTACTTTCCGTTCGGTCAGCCGTCGCGGCGCATCGCCGCGACGGTCGACCGCGCCTCGTTACAGCGTCATCCGCAGTCGCATCACACGACCCAGGTCGAGGAGATCACGATTTTCACCTATGCGGACCCGACGCTGGGGATCGACAACCCCCAGACCGGCGACGCGGTGCAATTGGCTGAAGATGCCGGCGGCCAGAAATGGGACCACGTCGAGCGGCTGCATCTGTCGTGCGGCGGTGTGACGGTCAAATATCGGCGGACGAAAGTGTTGCGGGCGGGGCATTCGAAACCGGATCAATTCTGAGGCTGCAAAACAGGAGGATATTCCCATGCCACCCCGCAGCGATCTGACCCTCAGCAAGGGCACCTGGGCCACGCTGTTGACGCTGGCCCTGTCGATCGTGGGCAGCCTGTGGACGTTCACGCTGACGGTGTCGGCGGACATTCGCGAGCTCAAGACCGACGTCAAAGCCATCGACTCGTCGATGCACAGCCTGGACGGCCGCGTGGGCCGGATCGAGGCAGTGCACATTACCCCCCGTTAAAGGCACCCCGTTAAAAGCACCCGGTAAGGCATGGCGCTCGGCGGCCCGATCTATCTGGCGGCGGTCAAACTCCGCCGCATGCTGTCCCTCAGTCCGACCTTTCAGGCCGCGATCGGCGCTGCCGATGCGCCGACTGCCCTGCTGCGGACGGCGTTCAAGGAGCTGTCCGGCACCGAGCCGCGGCCGTACGGCGTGGTCTCGTCCGGAGAGAAGCTGATTTACAAACAGATTGCGGCGGGCAACCAGGTCGTCCTGCAGGCCCAGGGAAGTCTGTTCCTGTACCTGGCGCGGGACGTCGACCCCCAGGATTACGACGACGACGTCCAGGCCGAGCTGCAGGCCATCAGTTTTTTCGGCCAGGTCATCGACGACATCGCCCTGCTCTCGGCCGCCGATGATCCCGACTCGGCCGACGGCACGTCGCATCTGTCGATCACCAATATCAGCCTCACGAATTTTGGCGGCAACCCGGAAGAGACGTGGGCCTCCCTGGGGAGATATTTGGCGGCCGGCTTCGACGTGGATTGGGAGTGAAACATGGCCGTCGTCCTCAGCATCAAACATGAACGCGACGACGTCACGCGCGAATTGCCGCGGCGCTGGCCGGAGCTGGCCAAGAAAACGCTGATCGACACGGCGCGGCACTGGCACGACGAGATCTTCCCCGAGCACTTCGGCCCCCGCAATCGCTCCAAATACGGCTTCGAGCCCCGCCGGCCGCTGTACCTGAACGTCATCAAGCAGCGCAAGGGCGAAGGCATCGGCAAGTATCGCGACGAGGTGCTGACGGGCAAAGCCGAGCGGCAGATGCAGTACCTGTTCAAGATCACCGGCACGTCGCGGCTGGTGCGGGTCCGCATGTCGCCCGAAACCTATTTTTACAATCCGTTCGTGGGCTCGTTCACCGATCCCCAAACCGGCCGTCAGAAGATCATCTCGCGGCAACCCGACAAGCCCGACGAGGTCACCCGCTGCACCGAGGACGACAAAGACGCCCTCCGCGAATTCTCCGCCGAGCGGCTGGCCAAGCACCTCGAGGACAGCCGCCCGCCCCCCCGCCGCGTGACTTTCGGGCCCTAATCGGAAACGCCAACGCCCAGAAACGCCAACTATCATGAGCATCAATACCATCCATCGCCTGGACAAGATCGTGCTCCCCAGCTCGGTCGAGTTCGCCGTGCTCAAAAACGCCCGCTGGTCGGCCGGCATTTCCTCGTTCCTGGAAAACCCGGCCGGCGGAACATATCCCATGTTCCGCGCCAACCAGATCCAGAAGCCGATGATCACGTTCACGACGACGCAGCTGGACGTGCTGCTCGGCACGATCGGGCCCGGCGGCGCGGCCGTCAGCACGATCAGCACCTATTTCAAATTGGGGGCCACGACGGGCAACGTGGCCCGCGGCACGGCCAGCCATCAGAAGATCGTCGTCAGCCAGTCATGCGTGTACTGGTCCAACATCCGCCTCACCGACAAGGGGATGGGCGAGGCGCAGGTGATGATCGTGCCGATTTACGACGGCACCAACGACCCATTCGTCTACACGGGCTCCGTGGCCCTGTCGGGGACGCTCGTGGCCGGGAATTTCTTCGGCGCGGGCCCGGTCGAAATCAACGGGAGCGCCATTCCCGGCATTTCGGAAATCACGATCGACGCGGGCGTCAAAATCGTGCAACTGGCCGACAACTCCGAAGAGTTCGATACGTTCGTGGGGATCGAGGAGGGCCGCCCCTCGATCACCATCAAAACGCTGGAGCTGGTGAACTGGTCGACCTTGGGCCTCCGCGGCACGGTCCTGGACGGGACGAACGGCATCGTGTGCTACGGCCGCAAATTCGCCCCCTCCGCCAGCCGCGTCTCCAACGCCACGGCGGCCCATCTGAAATTCCAGGGGCTGAATGGGACGTGCATTCCCGTCGAGTCGGCCGGGGACGGCCGTTCGCCCATGTCGGACACGCTGAAAGTCGAGCTCGTGACGTTGACGGCCGAAACCAATCCCCTCACCTGCAGCACGGGGCAAGCCATCACATGACCACCAATGATGTCATTACTTTCGCCGCCCGGCGGCTGGCCAAAGCCCGCGGCATCACCGTCGCGGCGGCGGCCGAAGTCGTGGCGGCCAATCCCGAAACGGTCGCCCAGCTCCGCCTCGAGCTGGCGGCCATGACTTCGGAGCAGCTCGCCGCCCTGGAGGAGATCGACAGTCCCAGCGCAATGCCTCCGGTCGCTGCCGCGCCGGCACAGTAATTTTCAATTCCCAACCTCGAAATTCGAAATCGCCGCATGTTCCTGTATTTCATTCCCCATCTGACGTACGCCGAGGTGCGCCCCCAGCATGTGCGCGACGCCGGGTTGGGGGAGATCTTCGCCGACCTGATCACGACGCAGGCGGCCTTTCAGTCCGGTCTGCAGATCCGTAACGTCATCGGCGGGGGCCCGGGGAACCTGTCCGGCGTGATCCTGGCCCCGGCCGACCCATCCGGAGCGACGGTCGCCCTGATCGGTTTTTTTCCCGACTGCCAACATTGGACCGACTGCGGCCGCTACTGGCTGGGCCGCTCCGACGTGGGCGCGCTGCCTGGGCCCGAGGACCTCCGAAGGGCCGTCGTCTTCCCGGGCTATGACGTGACCCTGGGCGACGGCCAGGTCTGGACGGTGCCCATCGTCCGCAAGAGCGGCCGCTACGCCGCGCTGCCCCGCTCGCTGGGCCTCAACGACGCGGGCGAATTCGTGCAGGAAGTTTTGCCCGAATTCGCCGCCGCCTGGCAGGCCTCGAAAACCATGTTCGACCATCTGTTTCAGGGGACGCTGCCCTGGCCCGAGGCCTTCGATTTGGCCGTGGGGGCGTTGGCGCTCAATTACCGGCTCGGCCGGCGGGAGGCGTCGCTGCTGAAGCTGCTGACGACGCAAAACTATCTCTCGGTGTTCGAGGCCGTGTGCGACTGGCCCAAAGTCACCGAGCTGCTCGGCGATCTGGGGCCGGGATCCCCTCAAAAAAAAACGCCGCCGCCCACAACAGCGGCCCCGCCGCCTGCGCCGAGTACGTCGCCTGGGCCGCGGGAAAACTTCCCGCGTATGCACCGTCCCGAGGAGACCTGTATCTCCACTCCCGCGGGGTGGGAAAAGATGAGCCCATAGCGGTGATCGGCGTTCCCGTCAGGCATTAGGCATCAGGCACCGGGCAGCGGCAGGGGCTTCCAACACCACACACTAAGAACCGAACACAATTCCCATGTCCACGCCCTCCCTGCCCACGATCACGCACGCGCGAACGCTCAAATGCACCGTCCAAAACCTCGTGGACGGTGCGCTGGCCTCCTCGGTCGACGCCGGCGTGCAGCGCAGCATCCCCAAGATCACGAACGGCAACGCCGCCAGCCAGGCCAATCGTTTCTGGCAGCGCACGCAGCACGCGCTCACTTCGGGAAGTCACGAAGACATCAATCTGTTTTCGTTCGCCGGGATTGACGTCGGCGCGGGGGCCGGCAACGACGGCCTGGGCGTCGCCATGGCATTGGCCAAAGTCGTGGCCGTCCTGATCGTCAACGATCCCGCCAGCATCGGGAACTTGGTGATTGGCGGCGAAGGGACCGCCAACACCTGGACGAGCTGGATCTCGAGCAACGCCGCCACGGTCGGACCGTATACGCCGGGGGCCGATTTTTCGCTGTTCGTCCCGGCCGGGCTGGCCGTCGGCTCGGCCAATAATCAATTGCTGCGGATTGCCGCCGCCGGCGGCAACGTGGTGTACGACATGTACGTGTTGGGCAATCAATGACCGAAGCGAATATCGAAATCACCTTTTACGGAGATGAGTCCAAGGCAATTGAGGCATTCCTGCGGCTCCAAAAAAAATACGCCCAACTGGAAGAGCAAATTAAGCGCCGCCTCGAACTCTCCAATTTGCAAAAGAGTCAGAAACGCCGTCCTCGACTTCCTTTGACTTTTCGACCGGTTTGACCGCCGTCCCATGGCCGACAACTCCGTCACGACGACTTTCTTCGGCAACGAGCAGGACGCCGTCGCCGCGATTGCGCGCCTGGAGAAAAAGTACGACGACCTGGAAAACAAGATCAAGCACGTGCACGCCGGCCACAGCCACGGGGCCGGCCACATGCTCCATGAAATGAACGAGATCGGCCTCGCGGCCGTGGGCATGGTGACCGGGTTCGCGGGAGTCGAGGCGACCATCGAAAAGCTGTTCGAGGCGACCAAGGAGTGGAGCGCCGAGGTCAATAAAGCGGCTATGAACCTGGACAAGACGAATCGTTCGCTCGCCGCGCGGGGGGCTGGGTTCGGCGCCGAGGGCCAAGAGACGATCGAGGAGGTGAAAAAGAAGGGCTCGACCGCCGGTCTGTCTCATGAAGCCTCGGGCAATCTGTTCGGCGAGCTGATCGCCCAGGGAGTGCCACGCGAGGAGCTGCTCGCCAAATTCGACGAAATCGCCGTGGCCTTCAAGACGGCCAACGACGCCAAAGGGGGCGCTCTCTCGCCGCAGGCCTTCGCCGACGCAACCTCCAAAATGCTGGACCGCGGCGCCGAGGCGACCGGGAAGGCGATTACCGAGGCCGGCCGGCAGTTGTTCGCCATGACGGCCCGCAGCGACATGCAGGTCGAGGACGTGAATTACCTGGGAGCCACGCTGCGGGAAGCCTTTTCTGGGCGCGGGCGAAAACGACATGCGACGGCACTCGCGCAGATCGGGCTTAATTTCGAGGACGTCGATCAGCACGGAGAAACATTCGAAGAGGTGATTTCGAGGATCCAGGAGGGATTCGCCGCCCATTCCGATAAGGTCCCAGTTGCGAAACAGGCCGCCTGGTGGAAAGAGATGGGCATCGACTCGACGACGGCCGAAAGGACCATGCGGGGGCTGGGGTTGGTCCAAGAGAATCTCGGCCAGTACGCCGAGGCCAGCGCCAACTCGACGTCCGGCCCCAATGCCGCCGCGACGCGCCTGGATAATGACAATGAGGAGTTGCTCGCCGAGCGCGGCAACGATTTCGCTGTAAAGCTCAAGGCAGCGCAAAATATGCACATCCGGCAGGGAGGGGCAGGCTTCTCCGTCACGTACCGGAATTACCTGGCGCAGGTACTGAACGCCCTTCCGGGAATCGGCGGCGATCGTGCTATCGGGCTGGCGTACGCGACTTCGCCGCTAGAGGGAGGCCATGCCGGTTACAACCCGTTCGGCTCCGCGATCGTGGAAGAAATTAAAAAGCAAACCGCAGCCGCGGAGAGCAGCGCTGCGGAGATCAAAGTCGCGGCCGAAAAAATGGGCCGAGCGGCCGACCGAAACAAGCCGCAACCCATTCGGAGGGCCGTGGAATAAATGTCCCTCCCGACTTTCCAACTCGGCGACTATACGTTTCTGACGTTTGCCCGGTTCGACAATCCGGCCGCCCCGCCGGCCCTGTGTTCGCCCCAGGTCCGCGCCATCGACCGCGAGGGGGTCAACGGCACCGGCCTGATGCGGACCGGCGAGCGGGGCAAGCCGTTCCAATATCGTTCGACCTCCGACTATTCGACGATGGCCAAGGCCCAGAGCGCGCAACAGGGCTATGACGACATGATCGGCCGGAAACGGTTCACGCTGATCTGGGCCGACGTCAACTACCGCGATCAGCACGGCTGCCAATACCTGGTGACCGACGTCTCGGTCACCCAAATCAAACGCCTCTCAGCCATGACCGGCGGCTTCGTCACTCAGGGTTACGGGTTCCTGGTCGAAGCGCTGTGGACCCTGATTGCGGTGCCGGCCTCATGACGACTCCCATCGATCTCAGCCAGCGGGACGTGGACCTGGTCGAAACGGGCGACGAGGTCCTCGCCGATTTCCCGCGCTCGACCGTGTTCACGGCCGCCACGCTGGCCGGCCCTTGGGAAGTCGTGGAGTTCCTGTATTGCGATTCGCTCAAAGTCGTGGCCTCGCCGCAGATCGACGAGTGCCGGCTGTCGTACCATTACGGCCCGATCACTCGCGAAAACGATTCCGAGGACGAGCCCCCCGACGACGATCTGGTGCAATTCAACCCGCTCGATCTGCTCGGCAAGTTCTGTAAAGTCGTGATCGCCGACGCGGCCGAGGACGGCGAGGACCTGCTATGGTACGGCGTGATCGAGACCGACGGCCGCAAGCCCCTGGGGAGCGTGGCCGACCAGGAAGCTGGCGCCGAGGAAGAGGACGAGGAGGAAGAGGCCGAAGACGAGGACGGGGAACCGGAAGACGCCGGCAACCCGCGCGGCACGCAGGAATTCACGGCCTTCGGTCTGGCCCGGCTGCTCGAATTGACCACGATCATGCAGGCTGTGGTCAACGTCCCATCCGAGGATGCGCTGGACGCCGGCAACACGGCCGTCAAGATCGCCCAGGGGCTGTCGTTCAACGGCCATCCCCAGGCCGAATATGACGACCGCGGCAACATGTCCCGCGACGTCGACAGCGGCACCGATTCGCACATCTTTTCGGAAACGCCCCAGGGCGGGAACCTTTGGGACGCGTATGAGGCCGCCCTGCACCTGCTGAACTACCATCAGCCGGCGGACGCGTCGGGCGAGCCACTGTGCGCCTGGGAGCTGGACGCCGACCCGGCCGCCCTGGGTTGGTACGACGTCACAATCAAAACCGATTCGCGGACCGTCAAACAGGTCCTGGATGATCTGATCAACCGCAAACGGGGCGTCTCGTGGTATGTGACCTACGCCGAGGCCGAAGGCGAGGACGACGACGAGGAAGAGGACCTCGACGAGGACGAAGGCGAAACCGAAGCGGAAGAGGATGGCGAAGAGGAGCCGGTACCCGGCATCGCCACGCTGCACGTGTTTACCTTTCTCGACGCGCCGCTGACGGTCGAGGAAGGCGAGATCGCCGCCAATCCGGATCTGAAACAGCTCGACTTCGAAAACGCGTTCGACGTCGAGGTGACGCTGACCAATTCGATCAGCCAGCAATTCGACCGCGTCGTGGCCCTGGGCGCGTTTCGCACGAGTACGGCCACGCTGCCCTTCGCCTCGTCGTCCCTCGCGATCCAGCCCGACTGGTCCAGCGCGGACGAGCAAAAGTACAAAGACGCGGCCAGTGCCGACGCCGATTACGCCGCCCTCGAGGCCGACGACAAATATCGCCGCAACCGGCGTTTTCGCGCAACCGATCAGCTCAAGCACGTGTATCGCCGCTTCCGCCTCAACCCGGCGTGGCCGCAGTTCGTGAACGTCAACGGCGCGCCGCAAAACGTCGTCACCAGTCTTGGCCAGAATTACGCGATCGCGCCCCGGATCGACACGGGCGGCTTCAAGGACGTGCACAACGGTGGCGTTTTCGCTGACAACTACGTGGCCGGCCACGACACCGAGCCGCTGTGGGTCCGCGGCGTGCGGATCGAACCCAAACTGCCCTTCAAAGATCGGTCCGACTATTCGGGGTCCAAGATCATCGACGGCACGTTCGACGACGGCACGACCGCTTTTGACGACGACGGCCAGCCGAATTACGAGTTCCTCAAGCCCTTCTTTTTTGTAGCCACAAAATTGGACGGCGACATTCAGCGGTACGAGCTGCTCGACAAGCTCAATGAAAACGCCGTCGACGAGGATTTTCCCTGCAAGTGGAGCGTCTCGGCCCGGGTCCTGGACCATCGGCCGGCCTTCGATCTGAACGTGGCCGGAGCCATGCAAACCGTGCTGGCCAAAACAGCTTTCGCCGGCGCCGCTGGCGACACGGACCCCCAGGACGACCCCGCCCAAAACCCTGGCCTGTGCGCCCAGGACTTCACCGACTTTTTCGCGACGCTTACTCTCAGGCTGCAAACGCGGCTGTCCGTGTCGGCCGAGGTCAACGGCGGGGGCGAGGACGGCCAGATCGAGCGCGTGCATTACATCAACGTCCCCGACGCCCGGCTGGATTACGTGCTGCCCTGGACCGTCGTGGCCATCACGAATGCCACGCCGACCCTGACCAATTTCGGCGGCTTCGTGCGCGACGACCGGCCGCGGCTGGAAGCGATTGCCACCTCCGCCGCGCAGTGGTATGGACGCACCCGCCAAACGCTGGAGATCGCCGTCAAACAGATCAAGGAAGTCGTCAAGCTGGGCTGGCTGATTACCGACGTCGGCCCCAATTACCAATTGTCGAACGTCAACACGCCGATCACCGGCATCACTTACGATTTCACGGCCGGGAAGACCACGTTTCAAACTTCGTTCGCCGACTTGGAGTTCGCCGTCGCGGGCGAATAATTCATGTCCCATCACCTGCAATCCCAGATCGACTCACTGTCGCGCCAGCTCTCGCAGCTCAACCCGGGCCGCGACGCCAGCCCGAGGCAGTCCAGCGATCTGCGCCTGGGGCGGATCGTCAGCGGTCCGTCCTCGGCCACGCTGGCCAGCGATGCGGGGGACGTGGCCGTTTCCCTGTGGGAAATGATCCTGTTCGACGTGACGGGCGATCCATGGACGGGAGCCGCTTGGCATGCCGTCGATCGCTCGACGACGCCGGTCCTGGCCGCCAGCCTGCCGGCCGCGCTGTTGAAGGTCGGCCAGGTCGTGGGGCTCAAAATGATCGCCGGGCGGCTGTGGATTGAATCGGCGGACATTCCCGCGTCGGGTGGCCCCATCTCCGACCCGTCGAGCTGCATCTATCCGGGCATGGACGTATCGAGCGCGTGCGGCGTGTGCCCCTGCACGGCCGATCCGTGGGTGCTGTACTTGCCGGCGATCGGCTGCGGCGACGCCAGCGTCGGCGGCGAGCAGCCGCTGTTCTTCGACGCCGCCGATTCCAACAACACGACCTGCATTTGGAATTCGGAACCCTTCACTTCCGACGCTCGTACCTTCGTCTGGACGCTGACGATCACGCAGGCCGTGGATCAAGTCAGCGCGGAGCTCCAATTGCTCGACGGCGCGACGCCGCTGGCGGCGTGGAAGAGCCCCGGCTTCTGTTGCTGGTGCACCAATTGCTTTGATCTCGTCTGCAACAATTACTTTCCCCCGCCGTGTGCCACACTGCCGCGCGAAATCTGCATTCAGCCGCCGCAGTTCGCTGACGTCGTGATTCAGACCGGATCGGGATCGGGCGGCGGCGCAGGTTGTCCGGCGCATTGTCCTGACGGCGTATCGAAGGGCTGGACCTCGACGCTGCCCGTCGAGTGTTTCCCGGCTGGCGACGACGCGTTCCAGGGCACCAAGACCTTGATCGGGATCATCGAAGGTTGCTGTTGGAAGTGGGGCCCGGTGCTCGACGGTGGGCCAGGGGCCGGGGAAGACAATCTTGTGCTGGGTCTGTGCTTTCCCGTGTCCCTCGACGGGGACGTGACCTTAACCTTCACCTCGAATGCCGAGGCCGGGAGCGAGACGGCGACCTATTCGCTGCCTCTGGCTGATTTCAATTGCGACGGCGACAACACGTTTACGCTGACGGACAACGGCGGCATCGACGGCGCCCCGGCGACGACGACGATCAGCCCGGCCCGCTTCCTGGTCGACATCGACGGCAATCTCATTCTCGATGCCGACGGCAATCCGATTTCCGAGACCGACTCCGGCTACGAATCGTGCGACCCGTCTGCCTGCACGTGCTGCTACTGGGTCATCCCTGGCGACCCGGACTTTACGATCGAGCCCGTGGGCTCACCCGCCCCCGGCTGCTCGTGTTCCGTGGCCACCGACGATTCCAATCCGATCTGGTCGACGATCGAGACCCTGCTCGGCGAAGGCGGCTTAACTAAACCCACGCTCCTCTGTTACACGCCGTGAGTCACATGCCCGTCACAATCTTCGACGCCGTCGATAATGGCCATGCCTGCCGCACGTGCGGGGCCGTGATCGCCGACCCCCTCCAGGCGCAGCACCATCGGTGCGGCAAATCGCCGCGCACCGCGCCGCGGCGTTCGTCCGCTCCGCCGGCCCCGCAGTGCGACGATTCGATGCCCTGCACCCACCGCGGGGCGAAGATCCGCCAACAAGGTTGCCCGAGCTGTCAGGGCAACGTGCAACTGAACGTATTGTCGTGCGCCACGCACGGCGAATGCTGCATCGGCAAGACAGTCCCCGGCGTCCGCACCTGCCGCGGCTGCCCCGACCGCGTCGTAGCGATCGCCGAGCCGTTCACGGTCAAAAAGCTGGCCGTCATCACCACGCGCTACAACCCGATGGGATACCACGCCCCCGCCGAAAATTTCAAACGGTTCGCGGACGGCATTGCAGACGCGGGCCTCCCGCTCTACGTCGCCGAACTGGCCCTCGACGATGATCCCTTCACGGTTCTCTGCCCCGATTCCGACAGCCGCGGCGATTATCACGGTGAGGCGACGCGCGTCCTGCAATTGCGCGGCAGCCGTGCGCGGAACATGCTGTGGCAAAAAGAGCGGTTGCTCAATCTGCTGCTCGCCAAGCTCCCGGAATGGGACTCGGACATTGACGCCGTGTGCGTGTTCGATTCGGACGTCATTTTCCCCAATCCAGATTGGGCCGATCAGATCCGCCAGGCGCTCGAAACGAATGAAGCCGTCCAGCCGTTCCGGGACATCTATCACCTGCGGGCGAACGGCCGACTCGAACATATCGGCGAATCGCTGGCCGCCAAGTGGCTGGCAGGCAAATTGGTGCAGGCCAACGGCGTCGACGGTTGTCCGGGCTACGCCTGGGCCGCCCGCGCCCAGCCTGGCGGCTGGCTGCGGACCTACGGCTTCCGCGACGACATCATCGTCGGCTGCGGGGACATTTTCCAATCGTGGGCGATGACCGGCCGCCGCCCCTGGCTGACGAGTCTCTCGCCGGCCTGGGCGAAGTCGATCGACGCCTGGGCCAGCGCAGTTCACTCGCGGGTGAAAGGCGCCGTGGGTTATCTCCCCGGTTCGCTGCTGCATCTCTACCACGGCTCCCCGCGCAACAGGGCCTACCACACCAGGTGGTTTGACCTGATCAAAAACCAATTCGAGCCTACGACCGACATCGAGATTGATGCCAACGGCTTGTGGGCATGGACCGATTCAGCGCTGCGGGACAAGCCAGCCCTGATGCAGCAGTTGCAACAACAGTTCGCCGGCCGGCGGGAGGATGATGAATGATTCTGTTAGAGCAATCCGTTTTGACTTCGCGAACGATCACGTCCCCCACATGGACCGATCCGATCACGCTGCCCCCCGGCTGCCGCCAGGTGTATCTGACACTCGACGTCGACGCCGATGATCTGGCCTCGTCTAAGACGCTCAACGCCCAGGTTTATCAGAGTGCCGATGGCGTCACATGGGAGGCGGTCCCGGGCGGCTGTTTCGATCAGCCGTGGCAGGGGCCGTCATCTGGGCCTCTGATGCTGGGCGCGAGCTGCACCGGCGGCGACGGTTCGCAGCTGAAGACGCTTCTCCTGCCGGACGCCGGCGGAATTACTTTGAGTGCCATGGCCCAGGTCTTGGACGATCAATAATGAAACGATTTGTGATTGCTGCGATTTGCTGGTTGCTGCTCGCGTCCAACGCCTCGGCGATGGTGCCGTATGTGGTCAATAGCACAACCAAAACCGCCCCTGCGGCGACGGCGATCACCAGCACGTCGCTGGGGACGACGACAAGCGGCGATGCGTTGTTGGTCATTGTCGAGACTGCGACCAATCCGACGAGCGTCGCGATCTCGGCCGACACGGGCTCCAATACCTGGACGCAAGTTGGCTCTTTGACGAACTGGAGCGGGACAAAGAATCGAGCGGTGTTCGTCAGCGCAAACATCACGGGGGCCGCGACCCATACCGTAACTGCGCAATTTAATTCCGGCGCAACGAGCTGCGTCGCCGCAATTATGGCCGTCGAGATTGCCGGAAGCGGCCTGCTGACTTCGGCATTGGTCGATAATTCGGCGAGCGCGACCGGCACGTCGACGTCGCCGGCCAGCGGCAATGTGACGCTCACAAATCCCGGCGAACTGGTCGTCTCTGTGTTCAGCACGACGGCGACAGTCGGGGGCCTGGTCGTCCCCATCGGTTACACCGCGCTCAACTCATTGGGAACGGTGGGAGCCAGTGCCGAGGCGATCGAGGGCGCTTGGAGCAACGTCACGACGTCGCCCGCGAACCCAGCCTGGACGATCACGAGTAACACGTGGGGCTGTCAGACGATCAGCCTGATTTTCCAGAATCTTCCGACAATCTCATTTAATTCATCGACGGGAAGCGACACGGCCGCCAGCGGGGCCGGCCCATCGACAGCGCTGACCGGAACGGCGGGCGCGCCAAATTCGAATCAAACAGTCAATATTACGGACGCGGTCAACCTGAGCGGTGTGCTCAAAGACGGGTCGGCCGTGTTGTGGCTCAACACGGCCAGCGGCCAGCAATTTTCGCGGATCATCAATATCACCGGATCGTCGGGGGCATGGGTCGTAACTACCAAAGGTCCGTTCGGTGTAACCACTACGGGCCTAACATGGGCGATCGGTGGCAAGCGTGAGACGTGGGACAATGCCAACTCCCGCAAGCTGTTCACGGCCGACTGCGGATCGGGCTGGACGATCACGGCTGAAGACGCGACAGCCGCACAGTTGACAACGTCCGCCGTCTCATTTTTCGCCGTAGGCGACGTGATAAACGGGCCGGTCAATCTGGTTGGGATCGGCAGCAATCCAATCGTCTGTAATCAGACCGCGAACGCCGGGCACTTTACGAATACGAGCTTAACGACCTCGATCATTTCTCTGAGCAACCTGAAATTCACGAACAGCAATGCAACGAAGACAAGTGCGGTCGCCTTCACTGGTGCCGGTTCAGTGTTCACGATCCGAGCAAATCGCTGCATCTTCGGGGACGCGGCCGGCACGAATAACATCAAGAATGCGTTTTTGCGGACCAGCGCTTCGATCAACCCTCAATTGACGGATTGCGAAGTGGTCAATTGCACGAGTGACGGAGTGTCTGCCGGCCAGAGTAGTGGAATATGGATTCAGGGATGTTGGATTCACGGCGGCGGTGGGCATGGAATCGTGGCGGCCAGCGCCTCGCCGACCTCGATAGTCAATTCGCTGATCGTCGGCAATGCAGGCGACGGGATAAACGTCCTGACTTCCACGGGTGCAATGCCGGTGTCCGTCGTTGACTGCACGATTCACGGGAATGCAAACGGCATCACGTTTACCAACGTGACGACGATTTCCGCGACGATTATGAACTGCAACATCACGGGCAACTCGGCCGCCGGCATCAACGCCGCCCCCGGCCAGATCAACCAGCCCTTGAGCACAGTCGATTACAACAACTTCGGGAGCGGCGCGACCGCGAACGGTGCCGCATACAAAAACATCACCGCCGGAGCGCACGATCTGGCCGTCGATCCAGGCTACGTAAATGCCGGCGCGAACAACTTCACGGTCGGCGTCGCAGTGCAAGCCAAAGGCTTCCCCGACAGCGCGCGAAACATCGGGGCGAACCAGAGCGCGACAGTGAATTACGGGGACATTGGCGCGGCGCAGCACAAGGCGACGGGAGGCGTTCGCAGGCCCGAGGTGCGCCCCAGCGGGACTTGGACGACGCCGCGTCGACGGCTCGAAAAACTTCCTCAAACGAAACAGGCCGCCTAAATGAATAAGAATCAGGCCAACCAGTATGTGCCATTTTTCGCCTATGACACCGCTAACCAAATTCCGTTTACCGGGGGAACGCTAGCAAATTTCACGGTATCGAGATCACTCAACGGAGCGCCCGACGCACCATGCACAGCGCCCACCATCACGGAGACGGGTGGAGGGTACTACGCGGCGCTCCTGACGTCTGCCGGCGACACGAACGGCGACGTGGCCGTCTTTACGGTCGCCTACAGTGGGCCGCAGACCGGCATCTCTATCGACCCCATTCCGATTTACCAAATGTTCCCCGCAAATTTCGGCGCGCTGGGCATCACGGCCGGCGGTCACGTCTCAAACGTCGACCAGGTCACGGGCGACGTCGCGGGCAAGGTGCTCGGCGGCGGCGCATCGGTGATCTCGGGTACCGGGGCCTGGTCGCTCGACGGCTCGGGCAATGCGCCCGCGACCGCCTCCGCTCTCGCGACGTTGCAAATCGCCGCCACGAACCTCAACAACCTGTCCGCCCTGGCCAATCTGTTTTACCCGACGTCGATGGTCCGCCCGGGGACGGGCTCAATCGCTTACCCTTTGACATTCGTCGTCAAAGACTCCGAGGGCAACTCGATCGACGTCGACGGCAACACGGTCACACTCACGGCCACGAACGCCGCCGGTACGGACCGCTCCGTCAACCTGTCCGCCGTGACGCACAGCGGGACGGGCGAGTACAAGTTTACATACACTGTTACATCGGCCGCCGCAGACGAGGGGTTGCGCGTGACGGCCGCCGGAACGGCAGACGGCGCGGCACGTAAGGCTTACGCCAACATCGACATTTCCGATGCCGACAGCCTGCTCGCCCTGGCCGCCATCCAGGCCCAGACCGACAAGCTGGCTTTCGACGGCGCGAACAATGTCAAGTCGACGCCTCAGACTGGAGTGACCGTCACGACCAGCAATGACAAGACCGGCTACGCGCTCTCGGGCGCGGGAGTGACGGCCGTCCAAACCGGCATCGCCACGGCCGCCGCATTGGCCGCCTTCGTCGCGCAGTTCGTCGCCCAGTTCACCGGGATCACGTCGCTGGCCGATTGGCTCCGCGCGGCCTTCCGCAATTCGGCCGCCGACGCGACGGCCGTGACCGAGATCAACTCCGGGGGCGGCAGCTACGATCCGACGGAAGACAGCCTGCAGGCCCTGGCCGGCGCGTCCTCGGGAGGCGGCGGCGGCGCGACGGCCGACGAGCTCGTGGCCGCTTTGACCTCGGCCAATCTGCCCGTCGTTCTGCAACCGGCGTATGATCCGGACACCGGCGTCCTGACGCTTGTCCGCGGCCGCGATTACAAAGCGTCCGAGGGGCGAGCCGTGGGCTGGACGAGCGGCACCTGGCCCGATTTGAGCCCGGTCGGAACGACGGTCGCTTTGCTGATCTATCGCGCCGGTTCGGCCACCGTCAGTGTCGCCGGCACAATTCTGGACGCCGGATCCGCCATGCAATCCATTCAGTTCGAGCCCACTCATACCGACCTGACCATCCCTCCCCGCGGCATCGCGTCCCCCTATGTCTTCGAAGCGGTCGCCACGTTCGCCGACGGCGATCTCGTCCCCCTCGTCGGACCGGGCGCCTGCGTCGTCGCCCAAAACGCCGCGCCCTGACCTCCTGATTGCCCCCAATGCTCGTCCGCGACCTGCTCCCCCAATTCCTTTCCTGGAACGAGCGGCACCGCTCGGATAATACGGTCCGCTTCTACGGGCAGCGACTGAAACGGTTCGTCGCCCGCTTCGGCGACCGCGAGTTCCGCGCGCTGCGCCCCGAGCAGCCGGGCGACGCGGGAATCGCCAGCCTGGAAATCGACGAGTATTTGCACGACGTGGGCCTGCGCCCGGACGGCACGCCCTGGAGCGATACGACCCGCGGCCACAATGTCGTGGCCTTGAAAACCTTGCAATCCTGGGCAATCAAAACTGCCAAAGTCCTCCAGAAAGAAGACCGGATCTTCGATGAGCTCGACAAGCCCCGCGCCGGACGCCGCGAGTTCGTCCCGACTCCGGAACAAATCGAAGCCCTGCTCGCAGTGGCCTCGCCAGCCTTCCGGCAGATTTACCGGGCCCTGTGCCAGACCGGTTGCCGCCCGGGCGAATTGTGCAGCCTGGACGTGGAGGACGTGAATTGGGACAAGCGGCTGATCAGCCTGACCGAGCACAAAACGGCCCGTAAGACCGGCAAGAAACGGCACATTCCGATCGGCCAGAAGTTCGGCCGGATGCTTGAGGTGGCCATCGGACGCCGCACCTGGGGCCCCGTGTTCCGCAACACGCAGTCCCGCCGCTGGACGGTGAATTGTCTGTCGGCCATGCACCGCGCGTATGCCCGCCGCGCCGGTTTACCAGACGAATGCGTTTTGTACAGCGCGCGGCACCGCTTTGGCACGCGGGCTGCTTCGCTCAAAATGGATATTCTGACGATCGCCGATTTGATGGGTCACTCGAACACCAATACCACCAAGCGGTATATTCATCGGGACCCGGCCGAGCTCGGCGGCGATCAGGACGTGATCGATTAACCCTTTCCCCTGGAGGCTGTAGAAATGCGCAGTCAATGTTACAAAAGCCGCGTCGCCGTCCTGCTGGGGTCCATCCTGCTCGCCGTCAGCCTCACGGCCGCGGGAGGCACGAGCCAGGCCCCCGCGGGCGTTGCCGCGCAACGCGTCCCGCTCGACGTCCAGGCCTGGGGCGTCCCCGACGGCGGCCAGGCCGGCATTCCGGTCGCGTACGGTCTGGCGGCCTATGACGGGCGGCTGCGCTTCAACCGCTATACGCTGGAGCTCCTGACGGCCAAAAGCCTGTCCGGCGCCCCGCAGCGGACCGCCTCGTTCAAGATCGATCGCCGCTGGCCCGACGAGTTCCGGGCCTCGGTCGCCGATTACAAATCGTGCGCCTCCACGTATGACCGCGGCCATGAAGCCCCCTCCGCCGACCAGGGCGATCAGGACGCGCAGGACGCCGCCTTCCTGCTGTCCAACGTCTCCCCTCAGCACAAGGAACTGAACCGCGGCTTGTGGAAGCAGCTCGAGCAGCAGCTCCGCGACATGGCCCAGCGCACAGACGTCCGGGCCGTGTGGGTGGCGACGGTCCCCCTGTTCGCCCCCGGCGACGTCGTCGCCGAAGTCTCGCCCCGCGGCTCGGCCGCCAGCGAGCCGGCCACGATTTTTTTCGTCGGGCCCAATCACGTGCCCGTGCCCACGCATTTCGCCAAAACAGCCCTCGTGCTGGGCGATCGCGACGACAACCCCGTCGTGCTCTTCGCCTGGCTCCTGCCCAACCGCGCACCGGCGGCCGGCGAAACCCTCGAGGGCTCGCGGTGCAGCGTGGACCTGGTCGAACATTGGGCCGGCCTCGATTTCTGGGCGCTGTTGCCGCCCGGCGTGCAGGAGCGCCTCGAAGCGCAACGCTGAACGCACCGAGCTTAGCGCTGACGATTCAGCGCTGAATAACCTCGTCCTCTCTCCTCCATCCTCAATTTCCTCCGGGGGGCCGGAGCCGTCGCATGCCCCTCTCCCCGGACGAGGCCCGCGCCCTGGTCCTGGCCAACCTGGGCCTGGCCGGCCAGCTCGCAGCCGCCTGGTGCGGCCGTCTGCCCGGCTACGAGTTCGACGACCTCTACCAGGAAAACGTGATCGCCATGCTGATCGCCGCCCGCGGCTGGCAGCCGTCGCGCCTGACCTTCGCCAGTTGGGCCTGGCTGTGCATGGAACGCCGCCTGGGCCGGATCCGCGCCCAGGGCGATCTGGTCAAGGTCCCCCTATATCTTGCGCGGCTCGTCGAAACCGCGCGCCGCGCCATCGCCGCCGGCGTCCCGGAAGCCGAGGCCCTGGCCGCGCTCCCCACCACTCCCGCCCGCCGCCGCCTCGTCAGCTTCGCCCTCCAGGCCCGCCAGGGCGTGGCCCTGGACCCGGTCGGCGGCCGCGAATGAGGCACAGCACCGGAGGCCGCATCGCCAGGCGTGATCAGCCCGCGCATCGCCGATCGACGATCGTTTAACCGCGACCCGCAGGGGAGCGCGTGTCGGCAAAGTAGCAGAATATGGCATTCTACTACTTTCCTCCTTCTCCCCTGGCGGGAGAAGGGCCGGGGATGAGGGGGCGCGGCAAGTCCCTCACGTCTGATTGGGCTTGCTTCCTCGCGCGGAATGGAGAAACTGGTCGCCGGAGGTCAAAAATGCCAATCAAGTTTACGCCGCCGCCCAGCCGCGACGAAACCGTTGAATCTTTCCTCGTCCCCCGGGCCCCGTCGAGCCCGAATTTGAGGGGCCGTTACAGGGAAATCCGATGGGCTGAAGATGCAATTCTGTTCTTCGCCGAGGTGCACGCGGAGGTCGAATTCAGGCCTGGCGGACGGCCGGGAGAAACCAACGTCGGCGTCCGTTATACGCAATCTCATGGGGGCCTCTCGGCCCGACGCGGGCTTGCGGGCCACGCCAATTATTGCGACGGGAGGAGCATACCCCGCGCCTTGGTGATTCTCGCGCGGAGCCTGCAGCGGGAAATTATCGAGGAATCGGTCGTCCATCTGTCGCCGGCCGTGGGCGCCAACTGGACGGGAGGCTGCGGAAAACACGTTTCGGAAATTCCCGCTTCGGAACGAATGACGGACGACGCGCTGCGAGTCACCTGCGGCCTCGGAAAGGTTTTGGAAAGCGCCGGAGCCAAATTCAGCGCGCTGGACTTTCAACAGGAGGTCGATCGCATCCGATCGCTGCTCGAGGGAGAGCGGTCGCGCTTGATGATGGTTTCTGCCGGAGGCGGTGCTTGTTTGGCGCCGCCAGTTTTGAAAGTGACGGAGCCGAGAGCCTGCGCACCGTGCGAAGACTGCAAGGGCAGCCGCACCTATCAGCCGCTCTTCGGTCCGCCGGAGCCGTGCCGATCCTGCTGCGCTTCATGATATTGATCGCGCCGCTCAGCCGATCAGGAACGGCAGCGACAGCAGGAGGCCCACGGCGGCTGCGATCACGCCGCAGATGGCGGCCATAAACAGGATGGGCCCGCACAGAATCCAATAGGGGATTTTCATGTCGGAGGCCTCGTCCTGAGCGCTGCGCGCCCGGGCTGACGGTCAGTTATGCTCCGCCCCGCGCGGAACGCCAGCCGACCCGGTTCTCTTGCGAGGTGCGGAAATGAGCAACAATCGAATCATCGGAGCCGACCAGGGCCCGAATATTAAATTCCGTCGCCGCAGGGAAGACGTGGCGCAAGGGACGAATTTGACGATGCAGACGCCCAATGGGGCCGACGTGACGGTGATCGGCGGACGCTCGCTGCATTTGGACGTGGCCGTGCAACTGGCCTGCGCCGGGCTCGAAGCGGGCCTCCCGATCGGCGACGTGGGCGAACCGCAATTGCAGGCCGCGCGGCGCTTGATCGAATTGGACGACGAGCGGAGCCGCTCGACGCCGGCTGACTGACCGGCCATGACGGCGGAAGGCGAAGTTATTCCGGACGCCTGATCACTTTCAGCGTCTCCTCCCCGAACCCGCCAATCCAGCCGCGATTCCCGAAGCGAGAATCATGGGCAACGAGATCCTCGGAGCTGGGCGACAACGAATAGAGGGGCGTCCCGTCGCAATCGCGCGCGTGAAAGGCCACGAACATCCGCACCCCATCGCGTGAGCTGTCCTCGTAGGGCAGTATCTCGACGAGCGTCCCGATCGGAATGGCATGCGCCCTTGTCAAATTGATCTGGCGAAACGTGCGGCCAGCGGGGTCTTCGGGGTCGACGAAATCGGCGACGTTTTGAAAAATCATGGGCGCCCTATTTCCCGAATTCGATCGCCAAATACTGGAGGGCGGGATAGGTGACCGCGGTTTCGATGGCGCGATGCAGCTCGTCGAGCGTGAAGTCGGGCCCGTCGAACAGAAGCGGCTCGTGTTCAATCTCGCCGATGACCGCAAGAGTGCAAGCATCCTTCCGCTCCGCCCTGACAGTTCCTCTTCGGGGGCCGCATTGCCATTCGATCACGGCCGATTGCTGGGGCGTTTGCTCGCTGGGCGTAAACGCGACCTTGATCTTGAATTTGCTTATCCGATGCTCCAGAAGAGGTCCCATCATTTTTCCCTGTGGAAGGACAGGCCGCGCCAGCTCTGGGCCAGCGCCCGCACGGCCCTGATTCTGTCGTCCCGCGTCGCGCGCCGCAACCGTCGCTCGAGCTCCGGGCCCACGATACGGCGCAGCGTGGCCCGCGTTTCGTCAGCCAGGGCCTCCCCGCCGAACAATTCGAGCTGCCGGGAATCGGGGACAATTCGCCGCATGATGACAATGCTGACACAGCGCCGGCCGGGCTGGAACATCGTTTTACCAGTGGATACGCTGGAAGACAGAGATTTTCCCTCCTTCCCCACCCCAACCCTGACGGGCCAAATCATGGCAACCGACTCCCCCACTCCCTTCGAAGCCCCAGGTGCCGCAACCTGGAGCTGCCCCGCCTGCGGCAAACGCTTCACGCTCCCCGCCGGCAATGCCCCTCCGAGGCTGTGCCCCGTCTGTCGGCGCTCCCGCGCCGCCGCCGTCCCAGCCGCCAGGCCGCCTACTCCCTTCGAAGCCCTGGCCGCCGCCGTGGCCGCGTCCGAGGGCCGTCCCGCGGCTCGCGCCGCGGACCGCGAGGCCGCCCCCATCGTGTTCGAATCGCGATCCCCCATTGAAAGTTTGCCGTCGCCCCCGAAAGCCCTTGCGACGAGAACGGTCTTCGTACGGTCGCCGAATTGGCGTCGGCGCCGGATCGCACTCGCAGTGGGCGCTGTCTTCTGCATCATCCTCGGGAGCTGGATTTTCCGCGATCGGCCGAAGATGGGGCAGGATGCGTTCCAATTCCTTTGCCCTCTTGTCGCAGATTTCATGAAATCGCCGAAGAGCTGCGAATTCCCCGCGACCGGCGAAATCGAACCAAACGAGGCCCTGGGGGGCTGGTTCGTGCATTCGTATGTCGATGCGAAGAATAGTTTCGGCGTCCCGCTACGCTCTCAGTGGAGCGCGTGGGCCAGGTTCAATGAGAAGACGAAGAAATGGGCAGTCGGCTACATCGATGTTGAAGGCGAACGCGTTTTCGAATCGGAATTCTTGATCAATCTGAAGGCCGAGCTGGCGGCCGAGGCCAAGAAGAAAACCGATCAGCGCCGCGCCGACGGGGCCTGGGAAGAGGTCGCCGAGATCGAAGGCCGCGGCACGGACGAAACGAAATCTTTCAAGACGACGGAGGCCGGCTGGCGCATCAAATGGCAACCGGGCGGCCTGGGAATCATTAAGGTCTTTTCCGCAGACCGGAAGCTCCGGGAGACCATCCGGGCCAACAAGGACGAGAAGCGACTTCTGACGCTCCCGGCCGGGGAATATTTCCTGCGCGTCGACTGCGGACGCAACCCATACGGCTGGTCAATCCTCATTGAGCAGTGA